CCAAAACTAGAACATGTCATACAATCCTATGATACAGCTTTCTTAAAAAAAGAAACTGCTGACTATTCTGCTATTACTACCTGGGGTGTGTTTCATGAATCCGATGACGCCGCTCCAAACTTAATTTTACTTGATGCGATAAAAGAAAGATTAGAGTTTCCAGAACTACGTAAACTAGCTAAAGAACAGTATGATTATTGGAAACCAGAATCGGTGATCGTGGAAGCTAAAGCATCTGGATTACCCTTAACATATGAGTTGCGAAAAATTGGGATACCTGTTATAAATTACACACCTAGTAAAGGTAATGATAAACATGCTAGAGTTAACGCTGTGTCCCCTCTCTTCGAGAGTGGCCAAATTTGGGCGCCGGACGAAAAGTTCGCAGAAGAGGTGATTGAAGAGTGTGCAGCATTTCCTTATGGAGATCATGATGATTTGGTGGATAGTATGACACAAGCGGTAATGAGATTCCGACAAGGAGGATTCGTTGGCCATCCAGAAGATGAGCAAGATGAAGTTTCAATACCACACAACAGAACGTATTATTAATGGACGAAGAATATAAACAATCAGACATTAGCAAAGAAGTCGAAAGACTTATGGATGAAGAAGGCTTTACATTTGGTGAAGCTGTAAAACAAGCTATGGCTGAAGGTTACAAAGACGGTGGCCTGATGATTGCAATTCAAAGATTTGCACAAGGTGGCGGCATAAATTCTATGATGCAACCTCGACGTGGTTTAGTAAATGCACCTGGAGGTTATGCAGGTGAAGGAGAAGAAATTCTTACTGTACAAGATATTTTTGAAAGAGACACTCCATTAACAGAAAATTTATTTGGATTATCAGAAGGTTTTACTTTAAGCCCTATTACACTGCTTAGAAGATATATGGCAGAAAAAGAATTAGAAAAAGAAAAAGAAGAAATGGATTCAGAACTACCTATGGATTTTGCACAAGGTGGCGGCGTAGGTTCTTTAATGCAACCTAAACGACAAGGATTGTTTATGGGCGGTTCGCCTTTAACAGGTGAAGCATTGGCTATTTATAATTCTATGAACTCATATGGTTATACTGATCAAGATATTGCAGATAAACTATTATCATTAAATTTATATACACCTCCAGGAACTACACCACCTCCAGGAACTACACCACCTCCAGGAACTCCACCACCAGGAGGCAATAACGGCGGTAATGGTGGCGGAGACGGTGGAGCTGGTACAACTATTACTAAAAAAACTAGAAATAAATTAATAGATGAAGGTATTGCTGCTGCAAATGCAGATAAAGGAAATTTAACGTTAGAAGAAATAACAGCAATGAATGACTTATCTGGTCAAGAAAGCATGAGAGGTCAGATAACTCCTACAACTTCTGTACTAAAAGAAATAATTTCATCAGACAAACCTAACATGTTAGATATTGCAGGAACTGAATTACCTGTTAATGAAGATATAATTGACAGAGCAAATATTACAAACGATCCAAGAATAGTTTCTGAAGAATTAGGAATTACAGGATTTGGTAAACCTAACATGAGAGATATTGCTGGAAATGAAATAGCTGTTAATGAAAATTTTATTGACAGAGCAAATATTACAAACGATTCAAGAATAGTTTCTGAAGAACAAGGATTAGTTGGAGGAATTACAGACAGAAACAGAGGTCAAATAACTTCAACACCAAAAGGTGGTATTACAACAATAGATAGACCAAACATGAGAGACATTGCAGGTCCATCTACAACTATAGATGGATCAATATCAATTGAAGATCTTTCTAAACCAAGTAACATAGGTGACTTTAAAGTTACTACCGCACCAGATTTAACAAATCCATCAGGAATATTAAATGCACCTCCAAGTATTGGACTTGCTCAAGATCCAGATGTAGAAGATCCGTTTGGTGGTAAGTACACTCCTTCTTTTGAAGAGAAAAAAGCTGCTGAAGGAATACTAGAAGGTTTATTAGAAAAGGCTGCAAACTTTAGTCTTTCAGATTTAAAAACAATAGGTACAAACTTTTCAATTAACAAAGCACTTCAAACTTTAGGATTTGCTAATATACCTTCGTTCTTAGGTACAAAAGCTATTACTACAGGATTTGATTATTTTAAAAATAAACAAGTACAAAAAGAAATTAAAAAACAAGCTGCTGCAACACAAAATAGAAAAGAGACTAGAGAAATACAAGCTAGAATAGATGCAGCAGAGAAAAAACGACAAGAAGATATTGCAAAAAGAGACGCTACAGCTGCCGCTAAAAAAGCAGCTAGTGAAGGTAGAGCTTATGACTACTCAGGTAGATCAAATCAATATGGAACTCACACTTCAACTATAAGCAAAGAAAAAGCTCAAGACAATCAAGATAGAGGAAGAGGTCAACAAAGTTCATCTGGCAGTAAATCATCCGGCAGTAAATCATCAGGTTCTTATTCGTCTTCTAGAGGTTCTAACTTTGGTGGAAGATTTCATGGCGCTAAAGGCGGCAGAGTCGCAAAAGCGATAAGGTAGGTGTAGAAAAATGAAAGAAATAAAATTTAATCCAATTATTGGAAGACTAGTTGTAGTTCCAAATCAATATTCAGATCCAACGCCCGACGATCCAATTGCAACTCAAGCAGATATACGACAGTTTGCAGCTGATACTGAATATGAAACTACTTATGATCCTCAAATGCTTAATGAAGTAATTGACAGTTTGACAGTAAAAGAAACACCTGATAATACTACTATCGAAGAAGGTGTTGAATCAATAACTGAGAAGGTATAGAATAGCATATGGCTGAAATAGACAAATCATTACCCAATACTGCGACTGAAGTTGAAATTCCTGAAAAAGAAGAAATAGTAGATGCTATGGAAGCAGTTACAGATACTTCAGGAGACACAGAAGTACAATTAGATGAAGATGGAGGTGCAACAGTTAATTTTGATCCATCTGCAGTAAGTCCAGAAGGTGGTGAACAACATGATGCAAATTTAGCAGAATATTTAGAAGATAAAGTTTTAGATCCATTAGCTTCAGAACTAATGGACCAATATAATTCATACAAAGAAACTAGAGGCGACTGGGAAGAAAGTTATAGAGAAGGTTTAAGTCTTTTAGGATTTAAATATGTAAATAGAACAGAACCTTTTAGAGGAGCTAGTTCAGTTACTCACCCAGTATTAGCCGAAGCAGTTACACAATTTCAAGCACAAGCTTATAAAGAATTATTACCTGCAGACGGCCCGGTTAGAACTCAAATTATGGGAGCAGTAGATGTTGCTAAAGAAGAGCAATCTAAACGTGTTAAAGATTTTATGAATTATCAAATAATGGATCAAATGAAAGAATACGAACCAGAGTTTGATCAAATGTTATTTTACTTACCACTAAGTGGTTCTACTTTTAAAAAAATCTATTATGATGATTTACTTGGTAGAGCAGTAAGTAAATTTATACCGGCGGAAGATATAGTTGTTCCGTATTCTGCTACCTCATTAGAAGATGCGGAAGCAATTATTCACATGGTTAAAATGTCGGAAAACGATTTAAGAAAACAAATGTATTCTGGATTTTATAGAGAAGTAGAATTAGGTGAAGCACAATTAAAAGAAGATAAAATTAAAGAAAAAGAATTAGAGCTTGAAGGTATTAAAGCTAATACTTCAGAAGACATGTACACAGTTTTAGAAATGCATGTCAACTTAGATCTAGAAGGTTACGAAGACATGGATCAAGAAGGTGAAGAAACAGGAATTAAATTACCTTACATTGTAACTATCAATGAATCTACTAATGATATTTTATCTATTAGAAGAAACTACACAGCAGAAGATCCATTAAAAAAGAAAAAAGATTATTTTGTACATTACAAATTTTTACCAGGAATGGGTTTTTATGGTTTAGGTTTAATTCATATGATTGGTGGGTTGTCTCGTACTGCAACAGTTGCACTAAGACAATTATTAGATGCTGGAACTTTAGCTAACTTACCTGCTGGTTTTAAAACTAGAGGTGTTAGAATGAGAGATGATGCACAGCCATTACAGCCTGGAGAATTTAGAGATGTAGATGTACCTGGTGGAAATATTAGAGATCAGTTTATGCAACTACCTTTTAAAGGACCAGATGCAACTCTTTTACAATTAATGGGTGTATGTGTAAGTTCTGCTCAAAGATTTGCAAGTATTGCAGATGCGCAAGTTGGAGATATGAACCAAGGAGCTGCTGTAGGAACTACAGTTGCATTATTAGAGCGTGGCTCACGTGTAATGTCAGCGATCCACAAAAGACTATACGTTGGTCTAAAATCAGAATTTAAATTATTATCAGAAGTATTTAAAACTTACCTACCACCGGTTTATCCATATGATGTACCCGGTGCGTCAAGAGAAATCAAAGTTCAAGACTTTGATGACAGAATAGATATTTTACCAGTTGCAGATCCCAACATTTATTCTCAAACACAAAGAATTTCTATGGCTCAAGCACAATTACAATTAGCTCAATCAAATCCTAAAATGCATAATATGTATCAAGCCTACAGATCTATGTATGAAGCGTTTGGTGTAAAAAATATAAACGCAATTTTGCCACCACCACAACCACCACAACCAATGGACCCAAGTTTAGAACATATTATGGCAATTAGTGGTAAACCTTTTCAAGCTTTTCCAGGACAAGACCATAAAGCTCACATTGATGCGCATTTAGGTTTTATGTCTATCTCTATGGTACAAAATAATCCAATGGCAATGATGTCATTACAAAAAAATATACTAGAGCACATTAGTTTAATGGCACAAGAACAAATTCAATTAGAATACATTGAAGAAATAAAAGAAATGCAAATGATACAACAGCAAATGCAGCAAATGGGGCCAATGATGCAAAATCCACAAGCGATGCAAATGCAGCAACGTGTTAAACAACTAACTTCTGAAATGGAAGCTAGAAAAGCAGTGTTAATTGCTGAAATGACTATTGAATATGCTAAAGAAGAAGATAAAATTAGCTCTGAAGTAGGTGGTGATCCATTACTTAAATTAAAATCTAGAGAATTAGACTTAAAAGCTAAAGCAGATCAAGATAGAACAGCTAATAATGACGCAAGACTTGATTTAGACACTATGAAAGCAATGATGAACGACCAAAACCAAGATGAAAAGCTAGAACAAAATGAAGAATTAGCTGAACTGCGTGCTGGAGTTTCACTTGCAAAACAAACAATGTCTGACCAAAGTAAAATTCACGATTTTGGTAGAAATTTTAAAAAAAATTAACTATAATATTATTAAGGAGAAACATTATGGACAAAGATTGGAAAAAAGGCTCAACTTTTATGAATGACGACGTCAAGATCGAAAAAGAACTTGGTTGTGGTCCCGATGGTTACCAAACTGGTGGAAAAACTATTGAAGCTACAAATCCTTTTGAAACTCAAACAGTAACTGTTAGAGGAACAAAAGCAATGAGAGCTGATAAAAAACCTGTTAAGGCTAAGTGGTACTAACATGTGGTTTTCGGCAATTAAATTAGCCGTTTCTGCTGGCAGTAAAATTTATGCTAACAAGCAGAGAACTAAGATAGCTATGTCAGATGCACAGCTTATGCATGCATCTCGTATGGCCGAAGGTAAGGAAGCTTACCAGGGAAAATTATTAGAGGCTCGTCAGTCAGACTGGAAGGACGAGGCAGTTTTGATAATTTTAAGTTTGCCCATAGCAATTTTGGCCTGGGCAGTCGTATCGGATGATCCGACAGCGATGGACAAGGTAAAACTGTTTTTCGAGATGTTTTCAGAGCTTCCGAAATGGTTCACAAATTTATGGATCCTTGTCGTGGCGAGCATCTATGGTATAAAGGGTACACAAATATTTAAACAACACGGAGCAAAAAAATGAGACAAAACGGAGTAAGATCAAATGTTAGATTTCCAACTGGAAGCGGCATGAAAAAACAAGGTGCTAATGATAGACTTGATGAGTCTTTAGGAGCAAGAAGAGGAAAAGAATCTACAAAAACTCAAAGTTACAAATCTAGAAGAGATGAGTCTAGAGGAGCTAGCAAATAATGAACACTGGAAAAATGAATCTTTTAGAGGAGATGGGTAGAATTGATTCTGAAAAGATGAACAAAAACAGAAGAGCTGAAAAAGACAGAGTAGTATCTGAATTAAATAAAGGCTATAAAAACGGCGGAAAAGTTAAAGGCTGTGGCATGGCTAAAAAAGGTAAGGGCAGAGCTTACGGAAAGAACTCATAATGAAAAAAAATTTAAAAAAAGTACCTACTGGTAAAAAAGGTAAGGGTTTAAAAAAACTTCCTAAGTCTATTAGAAATAAAATGGGTTTTATGAAAAAAGGTGGAAAAGTAAAATAGTGAAAAAAATAAAACAATTGTATCATAAAATTATAGACACACTTTTTGGTGCAAGATGTAAATGTATAAACAGAGAAAGATCAACTAAAACATTCATTCTATGTAGTGATTGTGGGAAGGTATTAAGTAATGGCTAAACAACGTGGTTTGTACGCGAATATTCACGCGAAAAAAAAAAGAATCGCTGCAGGTAGTGGTGAAAAAATGAGAAGACCTGGAGCTAAAGGTGCACCAACTGCTGCTAACTTTAAAAGAGCAGCAAAAACAGCAAAGAAACCTAAAAAGAAAAAATAATTTATGAAGATGCCAGATACTAAATATACTGGA